GAGATACCAATGTAGTCCATATTACGCATAAACAGGACTGCTTCCAGACCCTTGACGTTGATACCCTCAGAGAGAATAGAGTGGTGCATGATAACGAAACGAGTATTATCAGTGCCCCACTGATTCAGAATCTCAAAGAACTTCTCACGGGAGACCTTCTTACCGTTGATGATTGCACCAGTCTTGGAAGTAATATACATCCAGTTGTAACCGCGCTCTTCCAACTGCTTGCAGAAGTCAGTTTGAGATACCAGACGGACAATCTGCTTGGTAGAGCGAGCAGCAATCAGAATCTTATTGAGAGCATTGTCATCAATAGTCTCAAGCAGGTTCTGCTCATCAGACTGCTTGAAATCACCCTGAGGCAGTTGCTTCACCACAACCTTAGGCGGCAGGATGTAACCTTCCTCAACCAACTTGGGAGCAGGAACGTTACAGATTACCTGACCATAAACTGCGCTATCATTCATGCCTGGTTTGAAAACACTGAGACTATGCTTAGGAGTAGCAGTGAAGAAATAACAGCGGTCAGTATCAGCAGCGAAGTGCTCCGTAGCAGGGAAAAAGTTACGTTGGACGGAATTGTGCGCTTCATCAAAGTAAATGTTGTTGACTTCAATATCTGCTTCCTGAACTTTATGCAGGGAGTGATAGGTGGTAAAGATGATAACATTCTCACCAGCAGTTCGTGCTGTATTGTTGAAAAGTGCAATCTTCTCAGGTTTGGTGCTACTGAAGAACTCAGTCTCACCACTGTGAACATGCATCACATGAGTGTAGGTGGTATCAATAACCTCCAGAAACTCTTTGCAAAGTTGTTCTGCAAGAAGAATACGAGGAGCAACAACAACGATAGTCATACCGTTGTCAATATACTTGCAGTTATCAATAATGTCGTGAATCATGCACATAGTCTTACCACCCCCAGTGGGGATGATAACTTGACCCTTGTCATACGCCAGCATAGCGTCAAGGGCGTTTTGCTGGTGGGGGCGAAGTGGCATCGAGTCTCTGTCGCGTATGGGACTATTATAGCAGAAAACCGTCCACCAGGAAACCCAGTGGACGGTTTAGAATCTGGACCATTATCTCCATTTTGGAGTTTTGGGATTGATTCGATACAACTCTTTTTCTACTTTTTCAAGATTTTCTTCCATCCAGTCTTCCCATACAACAACTCCATTGGGTATGAATTTCATACCTTTATACATTCGCTTAAGTCTCAGGCATCCCCTAAGCATTAACAGTTCATTGTAATTAAGTTCCATAAGAGCTTAGACTCTCATCTCCAACCCAGACAAAGGTAGTCTACAGGGTTATTGAGATGTTGTCAAGCCTTATGCTATAGTTGATATACCAGCCCATCCACCAGGCAATCTAACTTCAAGTCTATTATTTGAAGTATTATAGATCACAGCACCTTCAGCAACATTTGCTGGAGTAATCGCATTTCTCTCTGCTGTTGTTAGTTGTGGTGGATAGAATGGAGATCTTAATGAAGCAGTAAGCTTCGCAAATCTCATATCCACAGCACCAATAACGGCAGTAGTTCCGATACCAATACCACCAAGATTATGGAAGATCAGACTATTATCATAGATATTGACCTGACCATGAACCTGAACGTTACCTTCGAAACCATTAGCAATAGTGGTTAATGCTGTTGTTCCAAGACCAATGTTTCCAGTGATACAGGATGAAGAATCAACAAATAATCCATTAGAGTTGAGTTCAGTTCCAGTCTGAATGTTGATGCGGTTAAAGATTGCTGTTTGACCTCTAGCATCTAAACCAACGATAGGAAGATTAGTTCCGATACCAACAGAAGATACGCCAGCAACGTGAAGTTCAGATACTGTTGTTACTCCACTATTAGAGTTAAGATTGACGTTTGCTAATACACCACCTGCTCCACCAAGAACAGTTAGATTAGCGCCAGATCCAACAGTAAGAGTTCCAGTAACTGTAGAATCTCCACCGAAGAATGAATCCCCAGTGACTGTAGATGTTCCTACGACATGTAAATCATTGGATGGATTTGTGATACCGATTCCCAACCTACCTTCATAGGTAAGTGACATTAACTCATCGTTTGATTGACCATAAATCCAGTTAAATCTACCAGTATCAATACCAGATCCACCACCATGAAGAATCATGTTGAGGCTTCCAGTGTCTCTGTTGATTACATCTAGTGTCTTAGCAGAGTTTCCAAATCTAATAATACCAGTGCTATTACCAACACCAACAGATTGACCAACACTAACTCTTGCTTGTCCACTATCAGATAATACTTCTAGTAGAGTTCCAGATGTTTTTCTGATTTGTAGATCTGATCCTGGATTTGCAGTTCCTATTCCAGATCTACCATTAGCAAGAGCAGCAAATCCAGTTCCTCCAGTTCCGACATGAAGAAGTTGTGAAACCGTAGTAACACCAGTTGATGGAACTTCAATAACATTAGCAATCAGTTTAGTTGCTGTGATTACACCAACGTTAATATCAGGTGTTCCTGTCAATGATCTAGCGGTGCTTGCAATACCAACTAGATTTCCAGTTACATCACCAGTTACATCTCCAGTCAAGTTACCAGAGAATCCACTGGTTGCAGTTACAACACCAGAAACACTGATGTTTGATGGAAGTTTTGCATTATCAATCGTTGGAAGTCTATCATTACTCAGAGTTCCAAGACTGACATTAGATGCATTGAGGATTGTGATTCCAGATCCAAATCCAACGAAAGATGTTGCAGATACAATACCTGATGATGTGATATTTCCTGTCGATGAGCTAATACCAACTCCCTCATCTCCAGTCAGAGGATTACCACCAACTTGGAAAGAACTACGGGGATCAGTTGTACCTACTCCAACATTTCCTTGAGCGTAGATACTTGTGAAACCTAGACCAACATCAACGTCAACCCATTGTGATGTTGGGAGGTTAGATAATGTTGCTCCATCACCAAAGAATGAAGTTGCAGTGATTATCCCAGCAGAAGCACTTATTGTTATAGCAGTTCCGATTCTTACATCAGAAAAAGTGGAAACACCACTTACGAAAGCATTATTAGCAGTTACCAGTCCGACTACCTTTGCCGTCCCTCTAACATCCAGTAGTTCAGTCGGAATTGTGGTACCGATACCAACATTTCCGACACCATTTACTACCAGATTGTCGTCATCAACTTGAACACCATTTCTAAAGTTGAAAGACTTCCTATAATTTGCCATCTTATATGGTTTTTAGTTATTTATTAGGAGTTTTGTTCGAGGTTATCAACTTTAGAAGACAACTCTTTGACTGCCTCTACAAGAAGCGGAACGATCTTCTGGTAATCAACTGCCAAATAACCATTATCTCTTGTTGTGACCGCTTCTGGAAGGATCTCTAAGACTTCCTGAGCGATTACACCAACGTCATGACCTTCTTTACCAGACTTCTCATTCCAATCATAAGTGTTACCACTGATTGATTCAATCTTAGAAAGTGAGTTCTCGATTGGAGTGATATTGTCCTTCAATCTTTGGTCAGAAGTGAAGAAGGCAGTGATGTCACCAGTTACAGTCAGTTCACCAGTAATAGCAGTGTCACCTCTAAGAGTTGAAGTGCTATCGACATTCAGTGTTCCATCAACATCAAGATTGTCTGTGACGTTGACAGTTCCACCAGCAGAATCAAGAATCAGGTTACCCGATGCTGTATCAATCTCATTGTTAGCAGAAATGCCGATTCTGATGTCATCAATGGTTGCTCCACCGTTAGCATCAATCGCTCCAGTGAATGTAGTGATTCCAGTGAAACTGATGTCTCCAGAAACACTCAGGTTGCCACCGATGTTCAGATTCTTAGCAATACCAACACCACCAGAGATAATCAGATCACCAGTTGTTGTAGAAGTTGACTGAAGTCCTTCGGTGATTCTTACAGTGTCGGTGATTGTTGTTTCACCATTGATTCTGAGATCCTTGTTAAACTTAACTGGACCATCAAACTGTGATAGAATAGTTCCAGAGTTTCCACCCTCAATCAGAACTCTCTCCTTGACAATAACTTCATCAAATACAACCGAAAGTCTGGAAGGATCTTGACCAGTAATAGTTGAGATTGGAATATCGAATGTGGTTTCAGTTCCAGTTGCTGAGTTGATCTTCTTGTTACCAATGAAGAAGTCACCATCGTTGTTCATACCAGTGTAGACAACGATTCCACACTCTCTTTCTTGTGCCTGAGACAGATATTCTTCTTTCTCAGTCAGAGTTCTTACCTGAACCTGTGGCAGACCAGTTGAGTAGTTACCAGGACCATAACCAAGATATTCGAATGTATGACCCGAAGCTCTTACATAAGAAGGTCTACGGAATTCAACTGCTCTTGGTTTGATCTTTCTAATCAAAGATCCACCACTATGATTTTGCTTCAGAGTTCCAAGAGCACCACGAATGACGGTGATCTCGTTGTTGCCAGAACCAGATAATGTTCTGGTCTTGATTCTCATGATCTCATCATCAATCTGGATGTAAGATCCGATTGGGAATCTGCTGGTGGTTGAGATGCCAGAGTTTGGAACTGTAACGTGAAGTGATGTTTCGTTGGTGATATTGGATCCAAGAGTCAGAATCTCGTTGTCATAGAAGGAGAAACCTCTAGATCCAAGATTCTCACCACTGCTATCTGAAGTCTTGTCATTTGCAGACAGAGCGTGCTTCAGAGCAAACTGAGCAGACAATGATACGTCAGTCTTTGCGCTAAATGATGTGGTTGTGATACCAGATACCAGATAATCACCAAGGTTATTGTGTGATGAATCCAGGATTCTGATCTTGTTGCCAACAACTAGACCGTGAGATCCAGGTGTAGTGAAGGTAGAAATACCAGATGCTGCTGTAAATGCAGTAGCAGAGATTCTTACTTCTGGGAATACGTTGATTGCATATTGCCCACTAACAATAACTGGATCGCCAGCAGTCAGACCAATAGAGATCTGATTCTTAGCAGGAACACCAGTGACGCGATAGTAACCGCCGCCAGTTGTTCCAATACCGGTGATTTGAACTGTGTTACCAATAACAGTAGAAATACCAGAAGAGGAGACAGTTACACCTGCTCCAGTTCCACCACCGATGATGTTAGTATCAAAGTCTAGTTGCTCACCATTAGTATATCCAGATCCACCTGCGGTGATTTCAACATCACTAACTGCTCCGTTAGTAACAACAACTTTTGCAGTTGCTCCATCCCAGGTAGAAGTTCCATCATTCAGGAGTTTGACGTTATGATAAGTTGAAACACCCGATGCTGGATTATATCCTGATCCACCAGAGAGAGCGCTGTAGGTAACAATACCACTCAGGTTATGCTCTCTTGAGAATGTAATCGTGCTGATGCCACCAGACGTTGCAGTTGCGCTAGAAACAGTAAGACCAATAGAGAAATCCTGCAGAACTTTATCAGCAGTTTCTCTAGTAAGACTCTTTCTCAGATCACTGGTTACAACATCACCAATTGGTGCTCTCTTAGCATAAGATTTGGATGCTGCTGGGTTTTCGGATGGATTGTCTCTATCCAACTGCGGATAAAGATCGGTAACATTCTGACTGAACTTAGATGCAGTGAATTCAGTGGCAATTGCATTGTCAGCGTTGAGGACATACAGGTGATAAACACCGTCCTGAACGTTGTGGATATGTGGAGTGATTATCTCATTTCTGTAGATGTAGTAGTTACTCTTGAGATCATTTCTCTCAAATCTTGGGAGTGATATAGTTCTGGAGCTGGTATCGTTTGTGAAAGTTCCAGGGTTGTGGGTCTTTCCACTTACATCAGTTGTTGAATATGTGAATGTTTTATCATCAGATACTGCGGTAACTTCAAACGTTCCGTTGTATCCAATGTCAATGGTTCCAGCAGTGTTGTCTGTGCTGGTTACATTCTTAACGATAATCTTGTCGCCAGTATTCAAATCGTGAGGTAACTCTGAAATGACAGTTACTGTGGATGAAGATACTGAGCAAGTGCTGATGAATCTATTGTTTCTATTGAAATCATAGTCAGACTCATCAATGGTTGAAACCAGGAAGTCATTGGTTTCTCTTGCGCCAGTAGAACTAGATTCTTGAAGAACAAATCCTTCTTCTGGATCTTTTGCGTTCTCGAATTCCTTAGGAATGACGACTCTAAACTTATAGAGTTTCTCGTCAATACTTCTAGAATCTTCAGTTCTCTTGAAGAATGAGGTGTTTGTTCTTGCTCCAATACCAGCAACACCACTTGTTTCTAGAGCAGTATAGATTCCGTTTCCAGTGCTTGAGTGGATAAACCAGTTGCCATTGGCAGCATCATATTGAATAGGCGATCCAATATCACCAGATTCTTTATCAGATACTCTACTCTGAACCTTGAGTTGTGTTCCACCATAGATTGTGATTGCCGTTGCATTTTCAGCGTTTGTGAGTGAAGATGCAAGTTTGATTTCAGTGGATGAGTGTCTGATTGCATAATACACTCTATGCTCAATGGTGTTCTCTGGAAGGTCTCCAGAATCACTGATCAGGACAATCTTTTCTCCAGTGATCAGATCATGTGTTCCAAGAGTTAAAACGCTTGAAGATACTGATGATACTCTATACTCTTTGAATGAAGAGTTGGTTCCGAGAGCAGTAGTGAGACCAGTAGAACTGATCTCGTTGTTGACCATAAAGATGTCAGCAGAATGAGTGGTGCTGTCATCAGTGAAGAACAGTTTGTCACTTACCTTTGCACCAACTCTATAACCTTGAATGATTACAGGTGGTTTGTCGTTGACATCATTAAATCCAAAGAGATACAGGTGACTCGAAATACCTACAGAAGTTGTTAAACCAACGTCGATAGAAATCCAATCAATGTTGTCTTCAACTTCGGTGATTGCTCTAGGTGTGATAACAGAGGTGATATAACCTCTATTGTCTTTTGTAAATGCTTCCTTCTTAAATCCGCTAGCGGCAAGAGACAGTTGACCGAAGTTAGAGTTGGAGTTAGTTACACTATAGTCAGCACCACTTCTTGCATCAAAGTGTCTGGTGAAACCAATAGCAAAGACGGAAACAATCTGAATGAATGAGTCGTTGCTTGCCTTGATGTGACTACATTCCCATCCAGTTCTATAAACTGCTTCTGGATCTAAGTGATAGACAGTAGATGCAGATTGTGAGGATGATCCACTAGAAAGAGAAGCACCAGTTACCTTAGAAACTGTAATACCCTCATAGAGTCTAGATGTCTGATTATACTTAACAAATGCTCTATCGTCTTTCTGAAGTGAAACGGCAGTGAACTGTGCCACAACCATTGAACGGAAACCTGATGCTTTTGCACCATCAGCGTGCATACCGTTCATGCCCCATACAGAGCGCATGGAGACGTTAAAGATGTATGGAGATGCACCTGATACCGTATCAGTTTCAATGGTTACGGTTGCAGAAGAAGCACTAGGAGTTGCTGGGAGGTTATTTCTAACGAATGACAGCAGATAGGTAAAGGTTGTAGAACTCGTTACCGACTGAACCTTAGTTGAGATATTGTAGTCAGATACTCCAACACCTTTGATCTTGATTGGAGTTCCTGCTGTAAGATTATGTGCGCTGCTTGTGGTGACAGTGATTACAGAACTAGGAGTTGCGCCATCACCAGAAACAACAGAGGTAATATTTACAGGATCGCTAGCAAATGCTCCAACAATTTCCCACTCAGGACGTTGCTTAGCAAATCCAAGAGCATTATCTGGCCATTTCTGGTCAATATCTCTACCAGATGCAAGGTTAAATGCATTGGAGAGTTTTGCATAATACTGACCAAGATCGGTCAGCGCATATCCAGAAGGAATATTGACACCATCAGCATACTCAAAACAGGTGAGTTTGTGGTGTGAGAATGTTGGTTTAGACTGATTGTTTACTGAGAAATCTGCATCGTCAGTATAAACGAGACCAGTTTCATCACCATCAAAGATAGAAAACTGCCAGAAGTAACAAGCACCAGTTACTCTGAAGATTGCTGATTCGCT